GTGGTCTCAACCTTCTGAGACTGCACCCATTTGTTCAGGGCCGCCATGCAGGCAAAGAAAACCCCGACCGCTGTCGCTACTGTTGTTGGATATCCGGCAAAGCTCGTCGGGTCGTCCATGTGTCGTCCTTACTTGGCAGGCCAAGGATATTGGGCCTGGATCTCTTCAAATCGAGCAATTGCCCGGGTGCGAACTTCTTCATAGCCAGTCTCGCCCATGATCTGCATGCGCGTCGACTCCGAGAATAGACGGTCGCTGCCAGTCAGAAGATCTGCATAGGCGCGAAGTCGATAAGATTCGACAGAATCACGAGATAGCTTGGCCGACCCTGGGTTAAGATGAGCCGTTATTTCTTTCGAGGTCATCTGAACAAGATTAACGATACCAAACTTTTCTCGATCTTCTTTTGATTCGTAGGCAAATACTTCGCCAGCCGGACTCTTAAAATAAAGCATTATCGAAGCTCCAGCCATTTGGTGGTAGCGGCCACGCCCCAAGCCGAAAGCCTGTAGGTGGAGCCATTGGGAATGATTGCGGATATGAATTCTGAAGCGTTGTCGCCAACAGCAATGGGGTGGCCGCCGAGGGTGAATACGGAAAGACCGCCATCAGGGTCAAAATGAATAAAAATCTGGATAGGCCTGCCTGTGCTATTGGTGTAGGTGACATCCTTGGCTCTCGATGCGGTCATGTCCTGCCAAGATTGTCCGACGCCAATCGGTGGGTTGGCGGTTACGGAGCCTGCGATTGCCTGGGTCACGAACCGGGTGTTTGCTACGCGCTCATTCGCCGATCCGGCAGGGCTGTCGGGAGAGATGGTATTCCCCTCCATAACAGTGTTCTGCCTTGTAGCGATGAGAAATGTAGCTCCGTCAGATCTCTGCATATACGGAATTGTACCGCCAGCAGTGAATCCCGCTAATTTGCAGTTTTCACCTGTTATTTTTTCAATTATCGCATTGGCGATTACTGAACTCATGGCATTGAAATACTGCGAAGATAGCGCAGTATCTGGGGTTCCATTTGGAGTCATCCCGGCAGAGCGAAGTAGAGACCCGAAGAACCCATCCCAGTCATTGGCCCAATCCCGCTCAAGATAAGACCCGTCCTTTGCCCCTGGGGCGGATCTGTTCTTGAATGCGCCCTGCGGCCTTGCTGTGGTCGGAGCACCAAACCGCCCTGGATATCGCGTATTTCTGTCAATTGCCATGCTATACCTCTACAAATCCGGTGAATGTGATCCCTAGCGGCTTAGGCACAAGATCGTTGTTGGTCAGAGCCCACTTCTCAAGATTGCTCATGATGCCCTTGTACTCGATGTAGAAGTCACCATCATCATTGTCGACAAGGCGAAGATCCGTAGCCTTTGGAAGAAGAAAGCTAACCGCGTCGAGGATGGATTCAGTTGTTGCATCCCCGTTGTTCTTGGCGATTTTCGACTTAATTACGAGGCGATACAAGTCATCAGACATTACGCCGTCCTGACCCACAGATAGCTCGCTGAACATCGCATCATCATCGCCGAATTCTGCGCCGTCAGTCAGGTCGAACAAGCCCGGGAAAAGCTCGGGTTGGGCTGTGAAGTTTCGTCCGACAACAACAATTCGACCAATGACATTCAACAGCTCGCCGCGAGCATTATCTATGTCATATGAATTACGGACTGCCCATATCGTATTGGAAAGGCCGTCAGATAGCTGTCTAGCTATCTCGTACCACTTGACAGCTTTTGGCTTTGTCCTGTACTGGGCGTAAACCCTGTTTAAATAGGTTCCCCGATAGTCGAGGACGTAACCATGTTCAACGGTATCGGGAATGAAGTACATTTTTATCCTTTTGCGCCTAGGTTGTCAGGCTAGGCGCTTTTAATAGTTACGGGTTCTCGTGATTTTTCAAATCTGCAAAATCGTACCGACCGCTTGGGTGATGTCAATATTGATTCCTATACGGGCTCTTGTTCCTGCTGGAGCGGCTACTGCTAGCTTATAGCCAATAGTAACGCTGGTAGCACTCGTACTTACTACTCGCTTAAAAGCCTCTTGCCATACCGAAGAGTCCGGCGAAGAAACAAGCCAGTCGATACCAACTGTCATAGGGTCTGGCGTGTACAGAAGACCGTGCGCAACCGTGGTGGTGGCATATGTGGTGGTATCCATTTCCAATGGATCGGTCTTTAGTGTTGCCTTCATTCGTCCAGCAGATGTTCCACTTGCATTGACGGTGAACCGATCGGTTGCAGTTGGCGCAGAACCGGCAACAGGAACTTGTCCGGCAGAGGTATTGATTTCAAGATTGACGCGGTTGTTGCCGCCCGCTGTGTATTTGAATGCCGTAGCACAGCCCGTAAGCTCAAGATTGATATTGTGCTTAGTGCCCGCCAAGTCGAGGCCGGTTCGGCCCGTGCCGGAGAAGCCCTGAACATAGCCGCCACCTATATGTAGATCGCTGCCGGTTACCACAATAGCGTCGTTATCTGGGTTGTTGGCAACTAGATCAAGCGTACCAATCTTATTGCGCGACCCAGATGACTTGATAGCCTTGCGTTTTACGGAGTTGACCCAAACAACGGCGTTTACGCTTCCGATTTGAATTGCGTTGCCTTTCAGGTCTAGACCATCCTGCTCGCCGCCGATGTTATATCCTCGGTACTGACCAATCTGGACGTTTGAACCCGCGATAATTGCGTTATCGCCGTCATTTATCATGACACTAATACGGGCGATTTCACCGATGTAGATCCCGGTATCAGCGGCTGGGGATGAGCCTAGACCGTTAGCGTACGTATGTATCGTACCGATATAGTCGAAGCCGCCATCATAATTGGGGCCGGACTCACTACGGAAGCCGTAACCATCGTTAAATCCGCCGAGGTAGGAATTCAATCGGCTATTGTGAGGCCCCCTGAATATCCACGCTACCCCACCGGAGTCTCTAGAAATAACGTTGTCAAACTGTCCTTCTTCCTGACCGCGCCAACCGCTAGACCCTGAAACGTTGGAGTATTCAGTATAGATATTGTCGCCTGCAGCGCCGTAAACAAGGACATTTCCCTGCATAATTTGCGCGGCTCCGTACCACGCGATTGCTCTACCCGATGTGTTACCAGTTGGGTTTGTAGTCGCGTTGTGGCGGTTCCCGTTTACCCGAATATCCTTAAGTCCAAACCAGCTTGGGACCAAGGGATTGCCTGAAACCGTGGCGCCAGTTCCTGTTAGGGCGTCAAAGTTTTCAGACTTTAGGAAGTCTCGGTTTGATCCGCCGATTTGCTTAAGCTCAACCCTAGCGGTCCCGCCTCCGTCAAAAATGATAGAGCGGTCATGGCGAATCTCGCTGGCCTGATAAACTCCGGGCGCTCCGAACGTTAGCGATCCACCCCCGAGTGCGCCGATAGTTACGCGGGCAGCCTCGAATGCTGGTGTCCAGTTCCAGGTGCTGAAGTCGCTAGGCACGGGGCGAGACTTGACCAAGCTGGATAATTCCCAAATATCGACAGATAGCTGGGATAGCGCCTTGGCAATACTGAAATCTACGGCTACCGCAAGTTCGGTGCGCTGGTGTGCGACAATAGTATTGCCCGGAGAAGTGAGTCTTTCCTCAAGCTGTTGGGCGCTGCTGTTCAGAGCGACCCACACCGAACCAGTCCAGTTATAGCGAAGATTGTCAGTCAGATTCCCGTACTCGTCAGAAATCTTAAGCGGAGACCCGTCTAGTCGCGTTGTTGGTGGGGTTGTGCTATTTCCGCACCAGCGAACAACCGAAATGCGCGCCATCTCTTCTGCAAGAACTGCGGAAGACTGGGATGCAGCGCTGGCCGCTGTTGCAGATTCAGCCGACGCAGCTGCAGCCATTACCTGGGTGGATACTTCGCGCTGAACATTCTCGACTTCGCGAAAGTTTCCGTCTAGCTGCGCCCAGGTTAGTGGAGTGTTTTGATTCTCGCGATAGGTAAAGCTCATACGATAGTCACCTGAATATTTGCAGTCGTCCATCGCGACAGCTGGTTGAATGCGATAGGAACCGATGATTCTGCGCCGTTGAGTGTCATGCTTTGCACAAAGCTGTTTCCGTACTCGCCGATCACCTTGTTTATCGGGGTGAACATGGTGCTGTACGGAACGCTTTCGCCGATATCGAAGCCTTCGATTTTGAATCCTACGCCTGCCGGAACAAGCTCGCCCGATACGAACTCAAGGAACGCTTCCTTGATCATGATATCTGCGTCTTCTGGAAGTGTTCCGTCATTCTTGACGGTTAACACCACGATCATATCGACGTAGCTTGGCGTGCTGTACTTAATGATCTTCTTTTGGGCTGGATATTTTGGAGATTGCACCTCATATGTAACCGGTGTTCCGGGCTGGTATTGCGGCGCCGACGGCATAATCTTTAGATAGATCGCCATTGCGATATCAGGAACTGCGCCGCCATCAACAATAACAGCCGTCGAGCGTGCGGGTAGGCCGTGCGGGTTCTCGTCAGATACTGCGGCGCTATTGGTCGAGTTAACGTAAACCTTGACCCGACGAACCCCTGCTACGGAGAAAATCTCGCCGTATAAGGAGTCGGTCTGATTGCTGCCGGGACGCCCAACGGCATAAGCCCGCATTACGCGCAGGGAGTCGTCAAGCTGTCGACTTGTGCCGATGGTGGCGGGTGCTGGGTTTGTCGCGCCAGTAAGGCCACCGGTAACGTCAACGATCTTTGTGATGGTTCCGATATCGGCCTGGGTTGGCCCGACTACAGTGCAGGTTGCTTGCACTGTCACGGAACCATCGACAATAACGGCGCGCTGATCAGTCATCCATCGCGACCCAGTCGTCGACGAGTCTATTCGTGTTCCTTCTGGAACCGACGTATCGTTAACGCCAGTCAGCACAAGCTCAACGCTAGAACCACTACCCTTTGATCGCTTGGTTCCAGTTAGAGAGCACACCACATCAAGGTCGTATTTGGTCGCCTTGTTGGGGTCTTTGGAGTTGTACGCCTGCATTAGCGTTTCATCGTTCAGCGAAAATATCTCAGCGTCATGTGCGATCTTTAGTCCGTCAGGCGTGGACGGATCAAGGTTCCACTGAGGATCTATTTCCAGATAAAGAGCGCGCTCTTCCTCAAACCACTGATTTTGGGTCTTTAGCTTGTACCCGGTGTCTGTTAGCTCACCCATTGAAAGATGCCTCTAGTTCGCCGTATTTGGTAAGAACAACAGCGGATAAACTGTATTTTCTGGCGTCCAGATCGAAGTCAGTAGCGAAGCTCAGGATGCGGATCACTTCTGGAGTGTTTGCGATTCTTGCGCGAAGGACGGCTTCGACAACATCCAGGCTTACGAACTTCCCGAGGATCTGCTCATACCACGGCGTGCCCTCGTTGATGTTGCGGAAATACTCGCCAAGGAATAAGGCCAGGCGCGTCCTGATAGTCTGCGCGACCTCTTCTCGCTCATGAATGAACTGAGTTCCGTGGGTGACGATATCGCCGTCTTCATCCAGCGCCCTGACAGTCATACGATAGGTGGCCCGCTTGTTTGGTTGCCAGCAGTAACGCCGGATGTTTTATGCTTGTTCAGGCTGATAGCCGTCTTCGTTACAACGTCTTCGGCGTTCGATATAAGACCTGTTGGCGATATCGTAACACCGTTGATAGATACCACACCGTCCGCGCCTATTCGAATATGACCAAGTGCGTTCTCGACCGCGATAGAGTCGTCATTCTTCAGCCAAGCAAACTGGCTTCCCGATTTATTGCGAAGGCGTATTCCGTTGTTCTGGAATGACACGAGCGCCTTTGGCCTAGGCCTGAATCCGGGAAGAAAGAAGGCGTCCTGCATATCATGGAATCGACCAATAGGGTTGGCTGCTACGCCACCCTCATTCACCCATCCATCAATGCATCGCTGACTAAAAAAAATGCATCCGGGATCGAATGGGTTTATTTCGTACTCGACACAAAAATCTCCGCCCGGCATATAGACAGGTGTCTCAATGATCGGGGGGACAGTGTAGGTAGCACCGTCTATATCCACGCGCTCGACACCAACCTGAACCTGGGCAAGCTGGGAATCTGGATCGAAAGCAAGGATGTGACCAGGGATTGATGTGCATACCCCTTTCATCATCTCTCGAAATCCAGCCTTCATTAGCTCGGGCTGCTTTACTCGCTGAGTCATCATTTTGATCTCATTGGATTTTCTGTAAGCCTTCTTTGTAAGCAAGGTTTACCCGACTTACAGCCTCGCCGCGAGTGATAACGCCGTCGCCGTTTATATCGAGCTTGTCATTGGCTCTGTATTGTCGCTGATAAGGCCCGGTGTCCCGCTCCCACATTATATACGAGTCAGGGCGACCGACAGCTATAGGCCAGAGTACGGCCATATAGGCATCGCCAAGGCCGGATATCTTGCGTCTGATTTGTTGGTAATACTTCTCGACATAATCAAGCTGCTCAACCGCAGTCATGCGAGCCAGCTTGGCCGTTGTGGTGCCAAGGCCTATGGCAGTGGCCGGCATAAACTGAATAAGCCCGATAGCGCCGCTTCCGCCTCGGTTCGGCTGGCTAGGTGAGAATGTTCGATCAGTCTCGAAAGCCATTACGGCCATCAGCCAATTAGGATCTAGGTTCAGGTTTTTGGCGATCTGGCGAACCTTTACCCTGAATTCCTCGGCGACTACTCGACCCCAAATCAATCCACCTTCGGCAAGGTCGGCGATTTTAATTTCTGTTCCAGGGCGAATCCCGTCAACAGTTGACGACCATGTTGAACCGTGCGAGTCGCCGCGATGGTGAATACCGAGGATGTTGTACTTGCCATTGGCGGTGGAATCTCCGGCCATCTCAAGTACGAACAGGTCTCCAGTGTTGAAGGTCGAGAACTCGCTTTGAACTTCTATCTTGCCATTGATTTTTAGGAATGGATCTAGGGCTGTCGTTACAGTGACGCCAAGGCCGTCAGGGCCTCTAGTTACCTCTGGCATGCCTATCATGCCGGTGAACTGGTTAATCGTCTTCTCGATAGCTCCGGCGCGCTCCATGTTCGGCTTTGTGACGATCAGGCGCCCAAGCTCTTGCACGAAAACAAATCCGTAGGCGTAAGCGAGTTTTTCAAGTGCGGCCGGTATGTCACCATCGATCACAAATCCGCTCACCAGCACCTGATTGCCAGCGAATTGTGATTCGTCTATGTCCAACGGGATAGGCCATGCATCAGCCAGAGCCTGGATCACCTCGATAACGGATGTTCCGTGCCCAAAGGATCGCTGCGCAGATCCGCGATCATCCTTTGGCGCGCCCGATCGGCACAATAAGCGCAGAGCGATTTCAGTGCTGCCCGGATCTCTTTCGCGGAAAGTGTTAGTAACCGTGCCGCGAAAGATAACGTCCGACCGATCATCACTACCAGCCCGCAGAACAATAGACGACCGCTGATTCACGACAGTTATTTTGGCTAGATTGTAGACCCGGATATCGGCGTATGACTGAACGTCACCCGGATAGATATCCACATCGAAGGCGCATCGAAATTGACGAGTGCCGGACTGGCGCTCGATGAATGGCTTTCCGTCAATATCTATTGACCAGACTCGTGAAGTCATCAGCTAGCCACCCATACCAGTTCATTGGTGATTCCGAGGTTATCCAGCGTCGGCGCATCGCCCACGAACACAAGGCGTCCGATGCCAGTGTTATAGGTCTCGATCACATCGCAGCCTGGCTCCAGCATGGCGCCAAGGGCAAGAGGCGTGCTGTCTCGGTAAAGATCCATCGCCCATGCGGGGCTGTCGAGGTACGACAGGAAGTTAATCTCGAAACGAATCACCTGCCCGCCTAGGGAAATCGAAAAACTTTGGTGCGCATTAGCCGCGCCGCTGCTTAAAGGTATGGTCTGCATCAGAATATCCCGTCTAGAACAGCGTCAACCTTGGATGCTACGGCATTGCTGGTGTCCTTTGCCATCTGCTGGCCGCGCTCAATCGAACGCGCAAGGCTTGATTTTGTTGGATCACCAGTTCGCAGCCATGATTGGATCGGTTGGCCGGGCGCGACAAGGCGATCTAGCGTTATCAGCTCCTGCATTTCCACCACGAACTCGAGACCGTTTTCGTTTCTCGGCTCCTTTGTGCGCGATAGCTTGGTGATGATCATGTTCTTTAGGAAAATGTCACCGGCATCAATATCAATTGCATTTCCTTGGCGCATCAGATCTATCAGGAACGCAAGTGTTGAGCTGGCCCTTGTCTCGGTGCTGCCAGCCAGGAACGCAGCCGACATGCCCGCTACAGCGGCCACATATGGGTTATCTGTGAGGTTGGAAAGAAGCCCGCCAGCGAAGTCGACAATGTTTGTCTGCAATGGGTTGTTGCTGATAGCCCCGGTCATCGTCCACTTGAATGGAAGCAAGATTCGGTGATCGACAATCCGGGCGCCAGACTCAATCGGGTAGCTGGTCAGCTCCACGCCGATTTCTAGCGAGTCCTCAAGAACCGCATCAAACGAATGCCCATTGATGGTCGGAGCCACTCTTGTGAAAACACTAATTAAGCTCACCCGTCACCTCGCCGTTGTAGTTGAAAGGTCGCCAAGCGACTCATGCGCGGTGCGCTCGTTTACCTCTGTGACTCTTGCGTCAAATGCTCGACCGTCAAGCTCAACATTTACCGTGGTGGTGTTGGAGACCTTGATTGGGCTTCTGCTAATAGCGCCCGCAAGCGCTTCAGCATTGGCCTGACGATCATCCTCGGCCGAAATGGCTCCCGTATTGGCGCTCAATTCGGACGGGGTAAGACCATTGCCTGACGTTAACGGATCTCTACCGCGCATATCTGACGGGGAAAGCCCTGCGCCAGATGCTGGCGATGATCCGAACAGTAGCTCAAGCGGGGATGGAATCCGCTCAAGCCCAGTCACCTGCATGATGTTCTCGTCAAATCCGCGAGAAATATCGCCGTAGCCCGGGATGTACTTGTCGAGCGTCGTGTTCAGCAGATTTGCGCCAAGCGCACTACCTGCAACGGCCACGCCAGCAGCGCCAGCACCACCTACAGCGCCGCCAATGGTTGATAGTCCTATCTTAGAAAGACCGGCTCCCAACAGTGAAGCTGTAGCGCTAGCCCCAAGCGCGGCAGTCGCACCTGCGTTATCGCCAGCGTATTTTATGCCGGAGCTGATAGCCCCTTTGTTCTCAGCCAGAAAGCTATTTATCCACCCGCTTACACCCACCAATGACGGCAGGAACTCCTTGGCCAGCTCGTTGGTTATTCCCTCCAGCGTCAGGCTAAAGTCAGCCGCATTCTCCATCAGCTTGCGGGAGTTTTCAGTAAGCTCTTCGATGTTGCCTGCCAGCTCTTCAGATCGAGCAAGGTTTCCTTGGAATGCCTCGGGGCCTTGGGCGAGAACCTTTAGCTCTGCATCAGATAGGCTCAATGACTTTTGAGTAACGCCGCGCTGCTCTTTTGTCATGCCGGGGATCTGGCGCGACAGCTGAGCCTGGAACTGCTCAGCGCTAGTGGCTCTCGACAGGTCGAGAATATCGATTCCGGCTACGGCCATATCGCTCAGGCCGCCAAGCTCGCCCTTGAACTGAATTCCGTTAAGCAGGCTTTCGATATTGGCGATTGATGATGCGGCCTCGGATGCATCGCCACCCATCCTTTTTAGGGCGTTCCCGTAGTTGTAAACGTGCTGCATCGAAGTCCGCATGTTGCTGGTCTTCAGTGCGAGCTGGTCGATTTTACCGGCAGTGTTCACAACGCTTGCCGCAGCTGCGCCGAAGGCACCAACCAGCGCCGCAGATAATTTTAGGGCTGATCCCTTGACCCCATCCATCTTGCTATTAACGTCCTTCATTCCAGAGTCGAGTTTTGACGTATCAAAACCGATTCCGATCAGAAAGGAAGTCAGGACGTTGGCCATTTATTTGTTCCTTATCGCTTCATTGTGCGCATCAACCAGCTCAGTTATCGACTGATTGAAGCGCTCTACATCGCCTATGGACAGCGACCCGTCTGCTAGCTGAGACCATGTGCATAGCGGAGGGCAAACGCCCTGCACGCCCACACAAGGCCTCATCAAATACCAGTTTACGGGACTGGGCTTTGCGGGCTTTCCGCCCGATCGTCGTTTAGGACGCCGGGCAGCCAGTCGAAAAAATCAGACAGGTTCCACCGCAGAAGCTCGCCCAGCAGAGTGTTGTACTGCACCATGCGCCCGCCGAAGTCCTCAACGGTGATTGGCATGTTCTGGCCGTGAATCACTACGCGACCGGTCAGGATGGATGCCACCTGCGCCTTGAGCGCGGAAGGCATCGCCATGAACATTGGGACAAGAATCGAATTATCCAGATCCTGGCCGAGCTTTGCGGCGCCCAGTGCGCGATCCATGACCGGCGCAGTAAGCAGGCTAAGCAGCTTGTCCTGATCCACGGCTACGGCCATAGCGGCGTTGTACGTCACGCCGCCGATAGTGAATGACTTTACTTGGCTCATGCAGCACCGCCTTTGCTAGCATCCCAACCGTTGAATTCCATGATGTATTGGTCATCAGAGATGGTCATGCCAGCCCGGCCTTGGGTGCCATCGTTGGTGATAACGCCCTCAGTGCCTACAGCAGCTTCAAGCGTGCCGATCTGCATATCGGTCAGCGTAATGGTCGCCTTGGAGTTGAACAGGCCTTGCATGTACGCAGAGTCAGGGGAGCCCGGATTCAGGTAGATGTTGACGGTTCGGCCTGGGTTAATTCGGTCGTTACGAATAGCGCCGCCACCTTGGCCGCGACGAAGCTGGCTCTTAGGGTCGATTGGCGCGTTGTCGTACGGCGTTGCGTTCTCGCCCCAATGGGTGATTTGACGCCCATTGATAGTGATTACGCGCAGGTCTGTGCTGAAATTCGGCAGGGCCATGATTGGTTATCCTTAATAAACGTCGAGCGTAACGTCGACAACACGGATTGAGCCTTTTTTGAACAGGCGAATACGGAGCGGAGCAGACTTGTGCGCGTCTCGATCCTCGTCAGAAAGATCAAGAATTTCCTCGGCGGTCGTCAGGATCTCAAAGCCGATGGTGTATTTCTCTTGAGCGTCGTCAGGGTCGGTGTAGTTGCGCGGGCCCAGGTAGTTGTTGGCGATGTACTGGGTGCCTACAACCTTAGCTGCGCCGATCAGAATTGCTTGGCCAACCGGATCTTGACCGAGCTTAGTCAGCTGTCCGGCAACGGTGTTGTACAGGCGCACGCGGATAGCATTAGTGAAGGCTGCCAGATTGATAACGTCATCAATGGTTTCGCCATACGAACTATGGGTGTTCGTGTTGATCCAGCGGCCAGGGTCGGTCGAGCCTTGGTTGTCCACGACTGTGTAGAAGGCGGCACGCTTGGTGCTCTTCATCATTGCGGCATATGCGGAGTCATCAAGAGACTCAGCCAGAACGCCAGGGGACTTCTTGTATTCGCCATCAATGGTCGAATTCGCAGCAGAGTAGTTGACCGCCGCGAAGTGCTTCATCAGAGCCGAGCCCGCGTTGCCGTCGCTCGCGTGAGCAAAGGTCGCGGTGAAGCGGTAGCCCAGCAAGGTCAGCTTGCTTGCAATGTCGGCATCGTCATCCAGATCACGGATCTTGGCAGCAGACACGCCGGTCTGGTTGTTGACGAAGAAGCTTTCGTTGCTTTCCGCCCATGCGGCGATTGAAAGAACGCTTGCTTCCACGGCCAGAACATCAGGCGTGAACATCGAATAGAACCACCACGTCTTGTTGCGCGCCTTGATCAGCGTGGTCGCGACAGTTGCATCGGTTGCGTTCGTTGCCCAAACAAGGATTTGGCGAGTCGTAGGAATGCCGCCAAGGAACTTCTCGGCGCTCTTGTACGTCTCGGTAGTGTCGGCGAAGTCTTCAGACAGGCCTTTCATGCTGCTGTATGAGCGGTAGGTGTCGGCAGTGAAGCTAACAGGCAGCTCGGAGGCCTTGGCAAACAGCATCGCGCTAGAGAAGTTAGCCAGCCCCAGCCCGGCTGCCCGGATTCTTGAAACGATTGGAATGATATTGCTTGCTGGATAGCTCATTTGCTAACTCCAATGGGTTTAGGTTTTTGCCTTTGGATAAAGACCTGAATAGCTTTCAATGTATTCGGGATCTACCGTTTTCTTGACGAAGAACTCAGAAGAGCTAGGCACTTCGACCCCTCCCAGCACTCTCCCCTTGGCATCAGAGAATACAGCGCTAGCGCTAAGGATATTATTGATCTCGGATTGAGTCTCGGTAACGTACATCACACGAATACTAACATGAGCGCGCTGCTCCCAATTAGCGGACTGCAATGCGGTAAGATCATTAACGGCATCCGCACCATTCCAGCCAAGACCGGCTTTCATGAGCATCATACTAATATTCGGGTGCTTGTTACATTCAAACAGGCGCTCGGCGAACATATGCGCGTCGCCACGAAAAAAGTTAACGCTGCATGTGGCGATGATCTGTGCGCGAACCTTTGTTTCAATCTTGTCGTTTGGCGTATTGCGCTTGAAAGTGTTCGACTGCCCGCGCTGACGTACGGTTTGGCGCGGGTAGAGTGATGCGTATTGCCCTTGAGGTGCCAGCCCTGTTGCTGTGGCATTGGCAAAGATCACGTTAGGCACGCCCGTTGCCAGCATGATGATAGGGCGCAGCTTGTCGAACAGTTGCTCATTGGTCACGGCGAGCCCCCTTGATCATCGATCCTGACAACTATCAATTTGCAGTAGTTGTTCCAGAAGCGATTATCGCATTTTACCGTCTTCCAGCGCTGCCCTAGAAATTCCCACTCACCATTGTTTGTGACGCTTTCCATGTCGCCATCGTTGATGTAAACGCGGCGCACGTCATTGATCCGGTCGGCGCCATACCCGAGGAAGTCAATCTCCCGGTCGGTGGCCGGTTGGATGTTCACGTCATACGGGCGCGGGGCGCCCATAACCTCTACCCACTTCCCGTCTATCCACTCGCCAGACTTAACCTGGCGCGTAGCTGGAACCGATGTAAAGACGCCAGTTACATGACTCAGCATGTCAATCATCGCAGGCCCTCTTCTACTTTCTCCGCTGTGACGGCGTGAGTGACGCTAGCGCGCATTGCGCCCGAGTCTATAAGTGGGTTTGAACTTCCCTTCTTACGTATGGTGCTAGCGGCGTTTGGCGGCGTCTTGAGCTCGGTCATATACTGCTTTACCGCACCTACTGCAACAAGGCCCACAGCTTCAAGGGTGTCATCTGGAGTCTGTCCCGCCTCAATGCCATCGGCGATGGTGGCGATGATCTCTTGTGACGCACTGGCAACGCCCGGAGCAAGCCACGGACGCGCAGGGATCTCAATCTTGTGCGGCTTTGTTTCGCCGAGAACCATGTAGCCAGATCCGGCCTTCAAGAAGCGGATCTCGTCACGGTCAGCTGCTGCTTTGCTTGCATACCCGTACGCAGTGCCGCCCGGATGATCGATGCTCGCCCCAAACTCATGGGTTGCACCGAGGGATGCCATCGTAAGACCGCCACCCTCCACGCTGCCAGCCGCCTCATGGATGCCCACGGTAACAACCTTGCCGCCCCGGAACTTCTCAAGCTCGCGCCTGATAGCGTCCTGCGCAGCCTGGAAGTTGATAAGCGAGAAGTTGACACTCATACCACTACCGCACCCATGCCCGCACGACGACGCAAGCGCCAGTATTGCTGGCCATAAATAGTGGTACTCAACCAGTCGTTACCCGTCGCCTCCATAGCGGTGATACGGTAGTTAACCGACTCATCGCCAACGCTCTTTCCGGCCACGTTGAGGCGAGAAGCAGGGTCGATATTGGTTGGGTCTAGGGCGTTCTTGCCGTACATGCTCGCCATCCAGTGAGCAGCATAATAGAACAGGCCGCGCCGCTTGAAGTTGCGAGCGGTGTTCTCAAAGGCACCCCAGCGAGCACTGCCGGTTTCTGCGTCAGCCTCTTCAAGCGCCTCAAAGACAATATCCTCCGGCCACTTGGTCGGGTCTGTGTAGGGCTTTAGGAACTGCCTAAATGACGCGATGATCTCGCTGGTGATTTCCATTGCTCAGACCCTGGATGATGCCGGACGGGCGCCCGGCATTGATGAACAGTTATGCCTTTTCGGACAGGCGCTGCTTCAGCTCGTAACCCATCAGAGGCCAGATTTTTTGCTCTGCATTCTGGCGGGCGATCTTACGGCCAATCTCTTCGTCGAAGTTCTCAGGGCTGGCGCAGGCGCTCTCACCGCTCACCGTGAACCCGTTCTGAAGAACCAGAACGCAAAACGTGAGCAATCGCAGGCTGGTGGAAATCCCTTCCGGGTCGCCACCGAACTTCTGCGCCTCGCGGAACTTAATCGGATCACAGCCCATCAGCGCGCCTTGGTATGCCGTGAAGTAGTGGCAATGCGCGATATTGTCTTGCAATGCCTGAGGAGTAATGCGCGGAGCGGTCAGGCCCTTGTCCTGAATCTCTTGCTCGATTGCTTTATCGGTCATGCTATTTCTCCCGAATACCGGTTACGCGTTGTTGATGGCTTCTTTGATCTTGGCGATGCCCCAACGCTTGTCGATGGCAATACCGAGGTCTTCGGCTTCTGCGCGCAGCAGGTCGATTTCTTCGCCCTCTGGCTCTTCTTCATCGCCCTTTTCCAGCAGTGCGGCGCCGGTCATTTGCAGGTGGCCGATTTCTACGAGGTTCTGCACGAAGTCGCACTCGACAATGGAATCATCAACGGTCAGCGATTCGCCAGGAGCAATCAGGCCTGCAAGGCTGGAGCCTTCGCCAACGCCCGGAATGATGAATGCACAAACAGCGGTGTTTTTAAGGGTAACGGACATTGCGTCTCTCCTGAATTCGTAATGCCGGGGCGGTATTAGCGCCCCGGCAATTGATTACAGCATGTCTACATACTGAGCGCACAGAGGGTAGCGGATTTCTGTGCCGGACATTTTGTATTCGCATGGCACGGTGATGCCCAAGCCTTCAAGCTGGGGGGCCAGCATGCGGAAAGGGATCGGCTTAGCCAGGCCCAGGTTACGATCGCTCTTGTCGTAGACCATGTAGCGATCTTTGTTGCTGTTTGCCACGCCAGCAGCGGCCAATGCAGCAGCCTCAAGCTGGTAGCGAACCTTGATATCCAGCTGTTGGCCGGTCATCAGGGTGTAGCTGTTGTTGATCTTGAAGTGCTCCATAACCGTGCGGTCAGTGAAGCCGGTCATCAACACGGAGTTTGCGCGCTCCCACAGATCCGGGAACATGCGAGCAGTGTTCGGGATGTGGTAGTTCTTCGACAGCTTAATGACCGCGAAAATCGGGGCATTCAGCATGTTGAACAGCTCTTGGCCGTTTGCCGTCTTGTAGTTCACGACAGCAGCGGTCTTGGTCACGTTGGTGTTGTTGAACAAGCCCTGCATCTTGCGAGGAACATCACCGAAGTAGGCGACGGTCTGCGAGTGCTCTTCCGAACCACGGTAAGCCAATTCGGCCTGCATGGTGTCGATCGGCATACCGGTTGCCGAGGTAGCGCGCAGCTCGTCCAAGGTGTAGTGGCATTCCAGACCAGCATAGCCCAGCTCAACTTGGTGCAACTGAGCGGACTGTGCAACGCGTGGCAGGTCGCGGGCGTTGGCGCCGATGAACTTGCCCAGCGTTACGCCATCGTACGAGCGATAGTTCCAGTGGGTCGCATACTCAGGAATGCCCGGAGTCGGCGACACGTCTTCCAGGTATGTGATGTTGGCGTACGGGGTTTCGTACAGGGTTGTTTCCAGACCGGCCAGCTGCGAGATGTAGAACGCCACGCCGCCGTCAGTGTCCAGCACAGTGGCCGGTACTTGCAGCTGGTTAGCCGCATCAAGGTATCCCTTGGCCTTCAACCACGGGTTGCCCGCGATGGTTTGGGCATCGACCGTTACGAGTTTCATTGTCATTTTAGCCACCTACCACGATAGACAGTTTGACCAAGGTGCCAGCAGCGCCCGAGGATACGAATTTTGCGTTGGGGATGGCGACAGACAGGGTTTCAGCTTCGCCTTCCGATTTGGAGAAGTCACCAGTGCCGGTAGAGCCGACTCGGAAGAACGCAGGATCGCCCGAGACGACAGCTTCAAGAGCAGTCACCCAGATCACGCCAGCGGTCAGGACGGATAAGTCTTTAGCCACTACGGCGCCGAATGTTGCGCTATCCAGATACGAGCGGTTCAGCTCGCGCACAGCAACGCCGACGAAGTTAACCGCGACACTGCCGCCGACACTGCCGCCGACAGGCAGTTTGACAGCGTTATCGCCATCACGGACAACGGCCTTGCCGTAGCCAATGGTTACGGTATCGGTGTTCAACTTGGAGATGATGTTTGCCAGCTCGCCATCGGCAACCATGCCCCGGAAGGCTTTGCCGTGGTTCAGGCTGTAAGAAGCGGCGTTGATGCTCATGCTTTCACCTTCCCGGTACGGGCGTTGAGGGCTGCTTGGGCGCGGGAGATTGGCGGAGCCGAGTCAACCACTGGGAGCTTGATGTTTGCACCGTCTTTCGACAGCAGTGCCAGCTGGGCCAGAAGGTTAGCGCCGGAATCGCTCGACTCTTTGGCTTCTTTTTCCATGCGGGTCTTCTTCTCTTCCTCGGTTTCCTCTGTCATTTCTTCGTCAGCCATATCGAAACGAGCCTGGACGTATACGTCAGACTTGGCGGCCCAGTCGATGGTCGGGAACTTGGAGTTCAGCGCGGCACGCATGATGGTGGTGCTATCAACGCTTTCGCACTTGAACGAATCACCAGCGATCTTTCGAGCAGTTGCGCCGGTCTTGGCGATCAGAGCTACGCGCTGGCCGATTGCGGTGTCATTCGAAAGCAGAACAGCCTTGGCCAACTCTTCTTTTGCGCCATCAGCGACGGCCTGAATTCGCTGAACAGAATCTTCGGCAGTGGTGGCCCGCTTCAGCAGGCGGTCGAACGCGTCTGCAACTACTTGAGCATTGGCCGGGTCGGCAACGTCAACGCTGCGCCCGCTATCGGTTGTAATGAGTACAGGCATTGTGTTGCCTCCAGTGGTTTCGTTGTCAAAGATTTTAGCTAGTGCGCCCGCACGGCCCCTATCAACTATCGCGATGTGGTTGATGCGGATTTCACGCTGTACGTAATCATACTTCTCGCCATCCAGAGTTACCCCCGGAGTTTCATCATATATCGCAGAATATCCGGCGGAAAGCTCGCACTTGCCGGAGTTTACAGCCTTAATAGCTGCTGCGTCCTTAATGATTAGGTCGCATTGTACGAAAATGTCGGATTTTTGTCCGTCGCCTCTTGATACCCCCTTGGATACAATCTTGTAATTATCTGCGTTTACCATGCCGACAGGGTGGTTAAGGGTTATGTCGGCGCCATTGTATGTAGCCAGCGAGTCAGCATTGAACACTTCCTCGGGCGGTCGATAAACTTTAATGATCCGGTTCGGGTCGCCTTTCAGGCCAAGCTCACTGGCAAGATAGTCTTGAATGCCCGTACGAGCAACGTTACCGGGTACTCGCAAGAATCCCTCGTCAGTGTACTCGCGGCTTGTTATGCGGTAACTGGATCGGTCATAAACCGTTACTTTCATCGCGTTACACCTTTGACCGTTAGGCCTTTACGTTGATTTTCTGCAACCTGCCGGGCGGATACTGGCTTGCTTGTGCATCGGCACCCATAATCTTGACCTGGCTTGATCGGAATGCCCTTCTCGTTGAGTGGGAGATTATCCCATCGATACACGCCCTTGCCATACTCGGTGACTCTGTTGGCGATAACGCTGTGCCAGTGACGTACGCGACTATCATCCGAGTCTAGCCACTGGAAGTATTCAAAGCCCGCCGCGATCTGTTGCTTCTCGGCCAAATCACCATTGATCTTTCCAGTCTGGTCGCGAGCAATGAACTTTGCCCGGCGCTCAGATATGCCGTACTTGTCCTGCAAGCTCTTGGAGATATAACTAGGCCTCATGCCCGCGCGCATATTCTCCATTACGGTTGCGCTTACATCCTCAAGGTATCGGCCCGGAATCGACTTGATTAGCTGGGCGTTAGCGATTGAAGAGGCCCGCAGATACTCCTGCATCTTTGCGTTGCCGCTGAATGCATCAATGCCTACGGACTTCTTGAGGTCGCGCTCTGACTTCTTGAGAGAGGCCTGAACGAAGTCCCCAGCGATCTTGTCAGCCCTAGACGTGAGGACTGGCGAAGTCCAGCGCAGGGAAAGCGTCCTGAGAGCCCCGGCGATCACGTCAGCCCAGCCATCACGAGTGACGATAGCCACCGAGTCAGCAACATAGTCAGGCGCGTACTGCCGGATGATAGGCATCAAGGCCGCATCAACGTCGCGCTTAACCTCGCGGACAATGCGCTGCAGCTTTGCGTTGTACTCGATGCCTATTGTGCTCATTGGTTATCCGCTTCCTTTACAGAGCTAATCCACTTCGGGTTTATCTGCTCAAATATCTCAGGACCAAGCTCGATAGCTCCAGAATATGGCTTGATTGTGCTTATATCCAGATATCCAGAATCATAGGTTATTGTGATATGTGGCTGATATTCCGGCCAGTCCCATGATGCTCCAATCTCTTTAATTGCCTCATGACGCCAAGATAGATCGGCGCTATTGAAGGCCAGGACTATGGCGCCCGCCCCAAATTGCTCAATCATTCGCGGGCCGCCCGGTCGAATGCTAAGACCTCCATCCTCGCGCGAGCTGAATGTCTCGCCCGCCTTCATCCAATCCACGGGCTGCTTGCTAAATGCCACAGTTACATGCATGTCGGATGCGTCGAGGGTCTTGGTGATCCCTTGAGATTTAGCCCACGTAATAATATCTGCCGAGTTCTTAACATCGCGGCGAATATACAGAGTTGACGGAGCGGCATCGGCAGAGGTTGTTCTGTCCATATTATCCATATCGGGCTCAAGCGGCTCTTCAAACATGGTTTCATCCTCAAGATCTTCCAGCTCGGCAATCTTCTCGTCATCCAGCTGGTAAAGCTCTTCGGCCTGCAGGCGGCGCATAACCTGGCTCTTGGTGATAACACCAGAATCAAGGTAAAGAACGTCGCGCTCGGCGTTGGCTTTGTTTGATGCAGCAATCTCAGCCAGGTTAGGCTGGGCCATCGGGTTCCAGACGTAGTTGAAGTCATCCGGCCAGAATCCAAGCGCCGAGCGCACTAAAACCTCGTCAAGCACGCGAAGGCCTGGGTCTACCTGATACATGCGCTTGGACGAAAGCGAGGCGTGGTAGTTGCTCATATCGCCTTCACCAGTGGCATTCATGCCCTTGGCGGATGTACCAAACAGGCGAGTGACCGGAATGTCTGCCGCGCCACTGATCCACGTCATGAACGTTTCAAGCACCGGAGCGACACCACTCAGGTTCAGCGTCATTCGCTCCAGCTTCTCGCCGCCGTCCAGCAGGGCCATGTTCAGGTTCGACTTCATCTGACTGAACAGGGCATACCGGCTGACGATGGCTGCGTCCTGATCCGTACCCAGCTCGTCCATCAGCTCGTCGCGGGTGATAACGTCAATATTCGCCTCTTGCATCAGTTCGGCAATGCCGTCCTTAGATGCAACGGTGTCCATAATGTCATCAAGGCACTTGCGCAGCTCGGAGTCACCCCAGCCCAGTGTCTGGATGCGCTGGCGACGTGGCAACTTAGCCCCAAGGAATCGGGCGAAGTGCGACCAGTGAATCTTTTGAGCGCCGCCGGTGATGATGTAGAACTCTGGCTCGAGGTAGTTGGCAGCCAGCACGTTGAAGCTGTTCATCTGCATAGGCTGCACATCGAATCGGTCAAACACGATAAGGCGCAGCAATCCACCCTTCTTGATCTTGTCGAGCTGCAATGGCTTCTCAAGGTCTTGCCCGGTCAGCATGAGGATTGCCGACCCGCCATATAGGCGCGACCAGCTAACAGCCTCACCGATCTTGGTGTGCAACTGAATGCGGTCTTCTTCGGATCGGATATCGTCGGCGCCATCACACTTGATAGTGCGCCACTCGCGAGTCATGTCCTCGGCGGGCACGTCAACAATCTGGCGAGCCAGCCAATTCGAAGTGTAGGCGGCATCGAGCTGCTGGAAATTACTAACCAGCGAATACTGGAACGTGTTGTGCGAGCGCTTAGCCTTGGCAGTCCCAAGGCCGGAAACTACGTTCACCAGTCCATCGGCGGACTTAACCGGGGTTCGCGGCTTCTTGGGTGCGTTGGTCATCTATTGGCCTATTGGTTGGTTGCTTGGCCGCTTACTGCGCCGGTTCTTTTGGTTCTTCATCGCGAATAGCCTTAATCGTCAAAGTGTAAACGTCACCTGATCGAATTTGCAAAACCTCTCCGCTTGTAGGGCTTCCAATCCAGATATTAAGGCAGTCGTCGCAGTCGATATCTGTGGTTTTACCTACCGGAAAGAATCCACGAATGCAGTCGCCAGTATAGGTAAGAGCAGTAACTTCAAAGTGCAAAACTGTCTTGTCAGTCATTTGGCGTAACCCCATATCATTTTTTTCGGAATGGCCATCATAAGGCCTTGTTAAGCGATGTTCTTGCGAGTATTCCACGGCACGCCGCGATTATGAACGCATCCGCGATGTTTGGCGACGGCACCGCACCGCCCTCACGCGAAGTCTTGGCCAGATCCTTCTTGGATTCAACCTTGACCTTGCCTGCCGGGTCAAAGTCCCTCTTAGGCGTGCATAGCTCGTCCACAAGTTTCTCCAGCAGTTTAGCATCGCAGTCACTGGATAGGCTGATCATCTGGTCGGCGGGGAATTTACGCCCCTTGGTCACGGCCAGGTAGGTGTTACGGAACCGGTCAGCGACCATCCACCAGGCCTGGGCCTTGATGTTCGCGAAGAAGTCTTCGTTAAGGATTCTGGTCTGCGAGTACTGGCGCTTGGGATGAACAACCTTGCCCCCGGCGTTGAACCGGAAGTGTTTCTTCCAGCCGAGAGAATTCAGGTGCGAACCGGTGCCAGCGCCTACACCTATTGAGTCATAACCAATGTTCGAAGCGTCCAGCTTGATAGCAGTCAGGCGCACCCTGTTGGCCGACTCACGCAATTCATCCTCACCACCCTTCCACTCATCCAAGTCAACACATACGAAGCCGTCCATGCCAGCTGTGGCGTTCTTGTCGTCGCCGGAGTCGGCCACGTCATAGCCAACGGTCTTGCCGCCGAACCATCCACCATATTCAGGCTCGACCTTCTTGTGAGCATCGATGGCGGCCTGAATCCAAGATCGCTTGATCACCACGTTGTCGTCGCTATCCTTCGGCACACCCATGTAGACGTGGACAGCTTCGTCGTAGTCCTCTTCGAATGCGGCATTGATATCAGCCAAGGCGGTATCAGACAGGAACGGGTTCTCGTCGTAGTTGATCAGACGCTTAATCGAGCCCTTCATATTCCCGCTAACGAACTGCTTGTAAACGAAGTCAGTCGCTAGACCCGGGTTGAAGGTCAGCCACATCTCAGCGCCAGCGTTACGCATCACTGTAGGCCGGATCACCTTGAACATGTCTTTGGTCATTGTCCGGGCCTCTTCGACCCAGCAGACGTTGGCGCCCTCGAAAGACTTTATGTCCTCGATGTTTCGGGCCATGCCATAGAAGCGGAACAGCGACCCGTTGGTCTTGTGCTCAATGGCGTCGGCGAACACCTTGAAGTTGTTGCCCAGCCCGAAGTAATCGATCTTGTCCTTGAGCAGCGTGTAAACCGAGTCTGCGATACGGTTCTGAAACATACGCGTGCAAAGGAAGCGCTGCTCGCAGAAGTTTGCGCGCGCAATGGCAACCCCTGCCGCGTCATGCGACTTACTGCTCATCCGCCCCCCGTACAGGATGCGGAAGCGAATGTCGTCACCCTCGGGCGTTTCCCGGGTTCGCCAGAAGTCACGCAGCGCAGGGTTAAGGGTTGGTTGCATAGAAGTCGTCTAGGCCGCTTCGTGGGGTTGCGTCGGTAGTGGTCACGTCGAGTTTTGATGCAGTGACAATCCCGAATGCGTCACGCTCAATAGCGATAAGTGTTTTCAGCGTCTCGCCGAGCTTCTTTGAGATATCCACCCTCGCAGCAAGGTTCTCGTCGCTTCCCTCAAGCTCTACTAACAACTTGTCTACCAGCTCACCATGACGCCTTGCGCGACCCTTGTGGCCTGTTGTGATTGCCAGGATCGCTTCTGCGCTGGAGTTGATAACCTCGCGCTCGTTAACAGCCGCATTCTTGTTATCCGACCTGTTAGCTTCTGCCCTGTTAGCAAGCTCCTCTACCTTTGCCTGGATCTTTGCGGCAAGGTCTCTAGACCATTCATCCCGCTTGGCCCGCTTGTGAATCGTCACATGGGAAACACCGTGTTTCTCTGACAGCTCACGCAGCGTAAGAATGCCAGCCCGGTAGTCGAGTTCGATCCGCTCCCAGTCGATTGGCTTCTTGGTGGCTGTCATTGCAGAGTCCTTATCGCGAACATCTTAATGTCTTCGCTGCCAGTATCGATATGCTCAAGATTCCCACGGTCATTTGTCTTGAATCGCCCCCTAGGCAGAAATATGCGCTCGAACTGATCATGCCATACACCAAACTTGGTAGGGCCCTCACCGCTCGCGTACTGCACTGGCCCGCAAGAGCTGCACAGGAGCATTCCTTTTCGATCAGGTGCGTAAGACCAGTCGAATAACTTCTCGGCCCACCCCTTGAATCCCTGGCACGCCAAAGCGGTGTTCTCGCAGCACCCGCAGTGCTGGCATTGAAATAGGCTCATTGCATCCATTCCTCTTGCAATTCATCAGGAATCAATCTTAAACCTTCGCCCATGAAAAAGCCCGCTGGTTTATGGCGGGCTTAGTCCGAACTCTTAGCTGTCGGCGCTTAACTGGTTGCTTAGTGGGCTTCCAGTCTGCTCACAGGGAGCATTGACGTGTAACTGGCTGGCAATGGAGGGCTCGAACCTCCGACTTCCCGGTTAACAGCCGGGCGTTCTACCACTGAACTAATCGCCAATTTGGTGCCGCCAAAAGGATTTGAACCCTTGACCCGCTGCTTACAAGGCAGCCGCTCTACCAGCTGAGCTATAACGGCAAAATCTTTATCGGTCTTTCCCGATTGTCAGAATCCCTACAGCCTAGCTGAGCCGTGTTATCCATATGCACTATATCGGATTCAGGTCGGGCTGTCTTTTAGGCTGGCCAATCCATTACCCGATTGCTGCTGTTGGTTCGGGCTACCTCATTTGATGTAGACGGCCGGTACTGATCTCCGGCTTTACGTTCTTGCTTTGCGGCGCGCCCCTTTGAAAGCGGGACTCAGATTAAAACGCTGCGCATCAGCCTGCGCATTCGCCTACACGCAAACAATATCACAACTTCTCGCCTTGTCCAGCCGATTCCAGTGTTGCGAGCGAGATTGCAGCGATCATCATCCCAGCCAGTTGCTTTGCCATTGCCACGTTAAAGCTCCCTGCTGCTGCCGCCTGAATGCCCATCTCCATGACGTGACGTGTGATAGCGATAGGGTTTCCATTCGTCTCTGCGTAGCGCTGGGCATCCTTGGCGAGCGAATCAGCAACAGCCTGGATGTGATCGTTTAGCGATATGGCCGAACCCTGACTAGCACTAGCCACTTCAACCCGCTGAACTCCCGAGATATTAGGCTTCATGGCCTGCCCCTTATTTCGCCCCGATTTCGATAAGCGCATTCGCGCACGCTGCCGCAAGATCTGTTAACTCCTTCTCAATGTCCGCCTCGGTGCCTTCCGCCTTGGCCTGCATAAGCTCGCGATACTCCATCTCGACAATGCTCATGGCCCCGCCCGAATGCCCCTTATAAACTCGCCAAGTGGCCGGAGGGCTCTCCAAGCGACTAACAATTTCTGCCACAGCTGGAATAACGACAGGAGCCACATAGACTTCCCCTTCTTCCTTTGCGTGATGGTGATGATGTTTGTGGTGGTGCGTGTGGTGGTGGACTTCTGAGAGCTCAACCTCTTCCACTGGCGATTCCCGAACAACAAGCATGCGTCTCATGGCGATACCCTCAAGCAGTGGGAAAGCCCCCTAAACGAATCAGGGGGCTATCTTGATTAGCCGACCTTGTTGTTGGTGGCGTTTGTGGTTTGGCCGACGCCCGCTTGAGTGCCGAAGTTCACGTTGCTTGTGGTTGCCCGGACGGCCTGGATATCGCCGCACAGGTTGGATACCAGCGCACCCAATTGGATGATGGCTTGGCTCTGAGCTTGCATTTGGTTTTGAGCCTGCATTTGCTGGGCTGTCGCGGTATTGGTGTTGGTGATGTTGATTTCAGTTTCGCGCTGACGACCGACCAGACGGTTTTCCAGCAGAGCCGATTCAGCAACTGTCAGTTGGCGCTGCAGGTTTTGGGTGTTCTGATCATTGAGCGCAGCCAGGATCTCCTTAGTGCTGGCCGCAACAGCAATGGCATTCGCGTACTGAGCGTCTTTGGTGGCAACCAGATTGGCCTGCCCCATCGTCATTACGTTCATGTTGATGTTGTTTTGGCTGGCCAGAGATGCAGCGATGGCGTCACTGATTGCCTTGTTGGTGACCGCCTGCCCGGCCACCAGACCGTTTTCAACCTGACCCAGGTGTGTGCGGATCTCACCGACTGCTCCAGCCAGAGCCAGCTGCACCTGACCCTCGGCCAGAGGGATTGCGCCTTGGATAGCGCCAAGTGTCTGCATGACCGTGGTGTTTTGCAGCGCGTCTGTCACGCCAGCCAGACCAGCTGTCAGCATTGCAGGCGTTACGATCCCTTCACCTGCTACGCCGCCACCCAGCAGCCCACCACGCCCAAGCAGCAAACTACCCAATGCAGCACCAGCAAAACCACCACCAGCACCTCCCAGCGCACCACCATCACCGCCGACAGGCAAAAGATTCATAGTGTCCATGATGTAACCTCAGATAAGCGCGGCGAATTGCGCGCTTAAAAAAGGCTACTCCCGGAGTGTCAGGGTTTGGACTTGACGAGGCCAGCACTGGCCAGTGATATATTCAACCACGTTACGCTGCTCAGAACAGAGACGTTCCCGCGAAGGCCGCAAGTGTTGCATTGGATAAGCTGGAGCTTTTCAGATCGTTCGGAATTAGGGCTCGGCGTGAAGGTTTTAGTTACCTTCACATCCCCTCCGCATAGCGGGCATTTACGGGATACGCGCATCACATCTCCTTGGCTTTCATGCGGGATTAGTCTTGCCAAGGAAGTGTAGGCGGCGCCGCTATCGGCTGATATAGGGCGCCGCGATTATTTGAACTATTTCAGGAAGGCAGCAAAGCACATCGCCGAACCACCGTACATCACTGGCGACCAACCAAGCTGCGGCATGCCGATTGCTAGCATCAGAAGGATTCCCCCGCCGAGGATTAGCATTGCGTTACTGCCTGCGTGCGGATCTGGTTGTGGCTTTAGCATGTTCATGGCTTCCTACCTAGGAATTTGGCTTCAAGGTTATTTTTCATCTGATCCGATGAGACTGTTCGGCCGGCCTCTAAGTCGGCGTTGCTGCGCGACAAGGAATTTAGCAGCTCCACATCGTCAAGGGCTCTGTTGTACTCGCCAGCCATACAGGTCTGCGTGTATGACGAATCACGGTATTCACTTGGGCACTTTCGCCCGGGCATCACCACCGCTACCGGAGCGGGCTGCTCGGCGTTTAATGAATGAGCCACTGCTGCGCACCAATTGGTAGTGCCGCGCAGATAATTGTGCGGGTGCGCGCTGGCATAATCGTAGGCCTTCAGAACCTGTTCAAGCGTGACGATGCCACGGCGCTGTGGGGCTGACTCATACGACAAAACGCAAAGGTCATCAGGCAGGCCATAGCCAGTTTGAACATGCGTGATCTTGCGGCTCAGCTCGTTAGGTGTTGGGTTTCCGGTTTCATCGACCATCACAAGAATCACGTTGTCGCCAACCTGAAAATCACGGTCAGAACAATCACGAATTTCGCCGGTCTTGCCGCCCGACTCAAGGTCGAGAAAAGGCTTGCGATGAATTTTCAAACAGTGAACCCGCTCAACGCTCAGCATCGGTTTATTGGTCATGGCTTCAGATTCCGATACAGAACAACAAATGGGTAAATTACCGGGAATGTGATAGGCAAAGTCAAAGCGAATAAGGCAAATGCAAAATCTTTAACTGCGTCCATAGCGTCCTCGCAGACGGATGGATAATCACGAAACTGACGCTTGTACAGCTTCCAGAATTCTTTCACGACCCTTCCCCCTCCGCTGTATTGAGTGCAGCCTCAACCTCTATGAAAAACCCAGTATCCCAATCGTAATCGGGGTGCCGAGTGTATCCAGATGCATCGGATAATAGGCGATTCAGCAATGACTCCCGCTGCTCTGCGACGGTCAGGCGATTTTGTAGGGCTGAGTTTTCGGTATTCAAATTTCTGATTTCATCACGCATACCGTCGCGGGTAGAAACGCTAAGCGAATGGCGATCATTAAGGTTATCCAGCTCTTCCCACAGCTCATTGCGCTCAGATTGAATGCCCTTGATGATCCGCGCCGAATCTTGACCAAGGAAAAGGCAGGCGTCAGCACCGTCCAAAACCATTGCATCGACATTTTGGAATTCCATTCCATTCAGCACGGACTTCAGGCAATTTATCTCTTCTTTTGCAGCCTCCAGCTTCGCCACAGCATCTTCGTATTTCATTGGAATAGTCATTGGCCTGATACCTCTGTAGGTTCAACAATGTCGATGTAGTAGAGAGCCGTGGTGCAGGTTGAGTTCTTGCGGCGTCTGATCGTAGATGTTTTGGTCTTTCCGTCCGTCATAGCCCGGAGCTGTGCGCCATTGATATAGCCAGCCATCTTGCGCTCGTTCTTGAACTTTTCTTCGCGCTCCAGGTTAGCCAGGCGGTGCAGGACGTGCATTATCTCGGATACGCTGACATAGGCTTTCTCGTCACCCCTGCTCTGCGCCATCGACATTTCAGCGCGCAGGTAGTTTAGGTCTGGCTTGCTCATGACTGGATTCCTGCTCGGGATTTGGCGCAGGCTTGCCAGATTTCCCATTCAGATTTGAAGTAATAAAGACCGCCATCATCTAGAACACCGCTAACAGAAGAGCATCTCCCCATATCGTGCATAGCATTCGCAAACAGCTCGCGCTCTTTGGCTTCGTCGTAGGCTGGAATTTCAACAGGTGGAGCGGCTGAAATCATATCGGCATATGCTTCTTTTGCCGCCGAAATCTCGGGAGCGCCCTTGGTTACCTCTCCCCAAAAACCCAATATCATTTCTTCAGTAGGATCTATTGGGACAATTACAAATCCGCTTGGAATATTCATTTTCAATTACCCACAAAAAAGGCTTCAAGAAGACCGTCGCATTTCTGCGTTGGCGGACGGGGATTGGTTCCCGCACGATCTTCTTGAAGCCTTACCAATTTAATCGCCCGCCAAGGCGCTATGTACGGACTGGATATTGCAGCATCTTCGCATGGTGCGCAAGCTGGTTATTCGTCCAGCTCATCTTGTGAGGATATTGAATGCTGCTGCTGCCACTCTTGGAACTTGTCCGTTTCCAAGGGCTTTAAGTCTGTCCACCCGGTGGGCCACCCCATCAGCCACTCTACCCACTCCGGGTTCATGTGGCCATTTTCTCCTGAGTGCGCAATAGCCCATCCCAACTTGTTCGGCTTCGTTCGCCCGTCTCCGCTGCATTGAAGTTTTAAGTCGTTCGATGCCGCCATAGCATTTGGAGTAGGCCACAATCCAGCAGCGATCACGCTGATGGGGCGCTCCAGTGTCGGATGCTGAAACAATGCACCACTGCGCGTCATACCCCATTTCGGCAAGATCACCGAGCACCACGGCAAGACCTCTTCCCACAAGCAAAGGTGAGTTTTCCACGAAGACGACTCGAGGTCGTACTTCACCGATGATTTTCGCCATTTCCCCCCACAGCCCGGATCTTGCGCCAGCGATACCCGATCCGTTACCTGCTGCGGAAATGTCTTGGCACGGAAACCCTCCCGAAACCACGTCAACAATTCCTCGCCACGGTCTTCCGTCAAAACTGCACACGTCAGACCAAATTGGGAAAGGCGGGAGAATTCCATCGTTTTGTCGTTGCGCCAGAACTTGTGCGGCGTAGGCATCACGCTCAACGGCGCAGATTGTTCGCCACCCGAGCAGGTATCCTCCGAGGATTCCACCGCCGATTCCGGCGAATAGGGCAAGTTCTCGCAAACCTCCATCAGTGCCCTGCTTATCAGCCAGCTCATTCATAATTCCTCCGATTCATTTTCATCGAGTCCGATTTTAAGAGACTCAGCATGGCCTAATCTTCTGAGTTTTGCCGCAACTTTTTCGGTTATTTGTATTTCGTGGCGCGGCGGCGAGAGCAAAGGAATGGATTCAACTCCGCCTAGCGCATGCAGCCGCTTAATCAGCGCTTCGACAAACTCCCCTCGATCCGAGATTCCGGCCCACTCCATCAATTCAGCCATTGCCTGCATGGTTCCAGGCCGTGCGCGCATACGGATCTCTTTAGGGCGATCTGTCTCGCCTATCGAAACCTGATACTCCAAGGTCTGCAGAGCGCCGTGGCGCCCCTTCCCGTGCAGGTGATGGATTGCCAGGGTGATCGCTTCTGCCTGCTCTTCGATGCCTGACCACTCCATAAGCTCTGTAAGCAGTGCGCGAGTGCCCGCAACTACCGAAAGCCTTAGCTCGACCTCATTCAAGGCCTTGCGCTTCTCTGCGGACTTAGCAGAGCGCTCCTGCTGGGTCATCGGTGCCTTCTTCTTCCTGATTCGTGCAAGACCAGTCATAGCGAATCATCCTTGCAGATATTTTCTGCCCATTTGGTTGGTGAGCTGCAGCGGATGACCAGATTAATAGACGGTCGACACTTCACTGGAACCTTGTCGCGGACATTGTGCGCAGCCGCCCGTATTGCACTGTCTGTTCCGTGAATCCGATAGGCGAGCATCAGTATAAGAATGGCGTCCATCATGCTGTAAGGGTTGGTGCGGGCTGGCAGGTTCATGTTTGATTCCACTCGGTGGCAGGTCAAGGTGTGATTGTCGGCGGCGTGCAGCGACCCTGGTTACGATCCGTTTCAAATCCGCTTCCCGCAATCTGCCAGGGGCACGCCGAATCGCGCTGCTAGTTGCTCGACCTGTTGAATGGTCATCGGCTCGCCCAGCTCGATCAGCTTTTTCTTCAACTGCATCGGTGTGCGGCGGATATGGCCGAACTCGGTTATCACGGCCGCATTGTCAGTGATGAGGCGGCGAAGCTCGCTATCCCGCATTGATGCCTTCTTGCGCGCATCGATCTTGCTCTGCTCTGTCGGGCGCCACGAATTGATCTCGCGGTGTTTCGTAACGCTCTGGCCGAATGACTCAACCTTTCCGCCGGCCTTGAAGAATTCATTCTTGGCGCTGTCGAGCTTTGATTGTCGTTCCTGGCTGAGCTGAAGAAGCGTGTCCATGGGTATCTCCTGATTTTGGTTTGGCGGGGCGCTAACCCCGCGAGTGATTAATTTTTAATATGTTATTCGGCGAAAATTATTTTATCGTGCTCGGCAATAAGGATCCTTAGTGCATCCTCTGATTCAATACCGTATCTAGATAGGGATTTCATAACATCTCCTCCATAGTTATTTAGCATTTTACGAAGTCCGTGATATGTGACTCCGGATATCTCGGACAACTCCAGCGACGTAAACCCTCTGTCATCAAAAAAGTATCTCCTGCTATTTCTTCGATTATTTTGCTGCTCTTTTGCTGTGGACCATTTGCAATTTTCAGGGCCGTAACCTAGAGAGTTTTCTTTTCGATCAAGCGTTTTCCCTTCGGGCCTTACTCCCATGTCGGCGAAGAAGTTTTCAAACTTCATCCACCTATCGCAAATTGTTATGCCTCTTGCTCCATAGTCAGAATAACTTTTAGATTTTTGATTAGTGCATCGCTCAATCATCGTAGACCATGATTTGTTTTCCCTGGTCCCGTACATTCCGTGACTCTTACCAATACCTTCAGACATCCTTTCGGCCTTTAAGCATCCACAGGATTTTGTCTTTCCTGATCGAAGGCTGGTCCCGCGAACCTCAATCGTAACTCCGCAATCGCATTGGCATACCCATGCTTTCCGTCCATCATTTGATTCGCTATAGGAAATAATAAGAAGCCGACCCACACGCGCCCCGGATAAATCTATCTTTGGTCTCTGCAATGGATGCATTTCAACCTCCTATCCGATGATCTTCATAGTCGACTCAACCAGCGCCAGAAACTCCTTTCGCCTATCCTGAAGGCGCTTAATCTCGTCTTCCATGCTACTGCGGGTAACTCGGTAGACGATGAGTTGCCTATCCTCTGGGAAGTCAGAGCAATAACTCACAAAGTCTACCCACTGCCGGTCAGAACAATCTAGGTGCCCAGCCAGCTGCCAGCGATACGACGGATCGAATGACCCGCGCTGCAATGTTGCATAATGTGTAGAAGCGATAACAGACTTGATTTCGATCAGACCATCATCTCCAACGCATCCGTCTGGGCTGTCGCCATACTCGCCGCAATCGAAGAACCCGCCATTAGTTACTGTCACGAAGTTCTCGTCTTCGTACATCATTCTTGCGATTGGCTCCTGCTCATGGCCGCGATCCATATCGTCATTTTTGAAGCTGTATTCAGCTTTCCTGCCGGTGATACGCTCCAGTGCTATCTGCAAGGCATATCGTTTGGCCGGATCTCCAAATGCCTTGCCGTCATTCGCCATGAAGCAGGCGAAGTTCGAAGCTGTGGCGCGACCGCAACGCAGCGCAGCCCAAGCCTCAGAGTTCTGCTCGACGTCATGCCACATCATTTGCGCACTCCTCGATCAGCAGGGATTCATGGTCTTTAGAAATACTTAGGCGCGCCTTTACAGCATCAAGGTTGCCGTCGCGCTTATAGGCTGCCTTGGCATTGCTCCAGGCTTTTGAATTGTCTGGCGTAAGATATGCGACTACAGGCGCCTTAGGTCTGATCCGCAAGCCTTCCATGACCTCGCGTCCAAACTTAACATTCGAATCAACGTAAATAGCGACCTTGACGCCCTGCCAATCCTCGATAAACGGCGAGTTGGTGAGCGACTTAAGTGTCTTGCTGTTGGTCACGTTTAGGATCATAGGCTTCAGTTTTTCGCCCGGCCGGATCTCGCGCTCTGAAAAATAAGCGGTATTGAAAAGATCCTTGGTCTTCTTTGTCTTGTCCGACTCAAGAACGACTCGGGCAATGGTTAGGATGGTTGGGCCGACGATATCGGCGCTACTCAGATACGGGCTGTTGAAAGCCTTTTTGAAATGGGTTTTTTGATCGTTGCTCATGACTTTTATCCAATAAAAAAGCCCTTTGATTGTTCGCTGGTTAGACTCCGAAATTGGCTTGGATCGACGGCAAGTCAACCAATCCCGGAACAGCGAACATCAAAAGGCTCTATTAGCCGTCGATCCTGATTTGTCTTCGAGGTCTAACTCTCTCCAACGGGACGAACTATAAGCAATGCAGCTCGCCGCCACAACCTGTTTATTCAACCAGTCACCCGATCAGCCAGACCATAAAGCAAGGTCACTGCAATCCAGAATGCTGTCGTATATATGGCGCCGCGTAAGATCGCTAGGCGGCGGAGTTTTTGGATGTTCATGGCACGGCCTTTCCGATTTCTGCGGCTGCGCGGACGATGGCTCGACGAGTTGATATCGCCTGTGCAGTAGAGCCATCAAAATCCTCCTTTATCCATCCTCGTGACCATATGCGAATTCTGAATGGCTTTCTCTTGGCATCAAGGGACTTCTCTGGATAGCAATCAAGAACCATATCGAAGCAGCAACTTATTAGCAGCCGAAACGCATCCCCGTCATCATCAAGCGGATTCCATTCTTCACGCCCTATCTCTTCTTCGCAGCGGTAGAAACATCCAGAGTTGCGCACCCATTCAATTTTGTATCCGGCCGCCTTGGCCGCCATCTCAAGCAATTCTCGATCTTCCATCACTTATTCCCCTGGTAAGTGCGCCCCTGGTGCTGGCAGCGCTTTTGTGTGCCATCGCACATGACAATGCGTAGGTCTGCGCCTCGGGCCATTCGAACGGCCGAGGCGAGCGTTTCGGTTATCTTGAAGCCTTGCGATTGAAGGTTGGCTACTGTGAATTGCTGGGGCTTGGTCATGGTCGATCTCCTTTGCCGAACTCCTTGAGCAGTTGACGAGCCCCCATGACGGCACCCTTATCGCCAGATGTTTTGCTGATGTCTTTTAGCCAGTCCAGCATCCGGCTGTTCTGTGCTTTCAGGTCGATTACCATGCCCAACAAATCATTGCCGTCGGCGTTCATGTCGGCCTTGAGCGCATTGCCAATCGCGCCCATGTCCACGCAGGCCGCAAGAAGCATTCGCCGGTTTCGCTCAACATCGGAAATCATCGCAAGCACGGCGGCCGGTGTCATCGCCCCTAGAAACCTTGCCTTGGCTTCTCGCTCAGGACAAGGGCCGTATTTGGCTGGATGACCAACAGGCAAGAATGCAATGTAGCCATGGTCGTCACGGATTCCATACTCGGTCAACTTCTCTGTGAGAAAGCGCCAATTAAGGTCGCCGCAAGCCTCGGCCGCCTTTTTAATTTCGCTATGGTCGCTCATGGTCGAAGTTCCACTGTCCGCAAGCCACCCTGAAGCGTCACAGCAATGCGGATAGGCATGGCTGATATGTTGATGTAAGCCGGAAGGCCTAGCGCCTCATGCAGAGGCACGGAAGAGCTTGAGTAATGCGGCATTGACTCTACTTGTTCGTCGATCAGGGTTTTGATGGATGGGCTTGTCATTTTTCCACCTGCAGGCGATAGCCGTAGTCATAAAGTTCAGCGAAAGGAAAGGTGTTGCAAGAGCCTACGAGGCGCTGCATTTCCTTGATGGCGGCGTCACGCTTTTCGGTCGCGATCTGCTCGTCAGTCTTGGCCGACCGATATAAAAGATTTCTCGGATGGTGAACATGCTCGCAACGATCACCACCAATGACAATCGTGCAGTCGCTCACATAGCGAACATCGCCCTTAGTCCATTCACCATTAGCTTTTGGCGGCGCATTGAGCTTCATGAATTCGCAAACCACTCCGACTTTAGGAATTCCTCCAGCCGACCATTCTGGCTCGGCCTGGATCTTGGTGCAGCAATGCGGGGCGGCGCCTCCAATGTAAGCCCAGTCACCATCTGCATATCCATACCAGATGCCACCTCGCGCCATTCTGTAAGTGCCATCTGGAGCCGTATGCGTTGCACCTTCTGGAATCTTGCTCATTTCGCCACCCCTAAAAATGTTTTGGCCTGTTCGTCGTAGATCGCATTGTGACGCTGCACAAGAGGCGTGTATTCCTCAAGGCTCACAACCCCGCAGGAGTGCGCCATTTCAATCGCCATGCCCAGCTCAGCGTGGACTACGGCCGAGGTATCCCCGGCCTCCAGCAGATTGAAGCGTGACTCGATCATCTGCATTGCGTTGTCGTGGTTGCTCATAGGTCGCCGCCGTAGTCTTTATCTGGCGGATCGAAGTCGTCGAATGCTTTCTTCCGGCGCTCGGCGTCGGTTAATCCGTCTTCTGGCTCATCGTCTTCACCTGGCTCTAGCCATCGGTCATGAGGGGTCATTTTATCCCTGCCTCCTTAAGTCGAGCGCCAAGCTCAATACGCTTGCTTACCGATCCGGTTGGGATGCTGCACATTTTCGCAATACTCATTAGGTCATGCCCTCTCTGGTACAGAACGTATGCGCGGATAGCCTTAACTCTACTTTTGGCTTGCGTACTCATCACAACCACCTTACTTCGGCTGGTGCTTGGCGCGCTCGGCCATCATGGCCTTGGCGATTTCGTAAGCATGGATTGAGGCGGTTGCAGGCATCGCATACAACCCTTTATCAGCCGATAGAAGGCCCTGTAGCGCCGCAATCGCGAAGTCGTCCAGCAGGTCGCTGTCGCGGCTGGCTGGCTGGTCAATCACCTCAACCGCTGGCGCTGGATCAACCGGAGCCTTGAACACCTGAATCAACGCGTCGAACTCCGAAGGCGAATTAACCACGCCCTTCGCGTTATGGCAGAAAGGCTTCCAGCCATGACCGGTCACAGATTGAATCTGGAGCAACTGCCACTGGCCTTTCCCGTCGCGACACTTGAAGCCGCGAGCCTCAAGGAATTTACGAAAGCCTTGAATTTCTTCCATCGTGATTTTGCTTTTGCTGTGAGTCATGGTTTCCCCCGGCTGGTCTGGATTCAGAGTTCTTTGAATGGAATGAAGTTAACGGTGTAGCCCTGAGACTTGAGGTAGTCCACCGAAGCGTTAGTCACAGCCACGTAGGCGGATGGATCGGCGCAGGCTTCACAGAACCCGCGAGGCGAGGTGCAGGCGCCACAAGGGGGCGCACTATGACAAGAGCAGTTTTCTACAGGTTGTTCTTTGACGATACCCTTGCAGCCTTTGCGGCCGCACGTCTCGCCTTCGCAGTATCCGAATTTGCTCATTTTTTGTTGCCTCTCACTTTGTGCTGGTCAATGGTTTCAGGCGCTTGCGCTCTCACGGAAAGCACAAGCCTCAAACAACTTCATCCAGCGGCCTGCCAAGCCCGGTCATCCCACGGCGCGAATTCCTGCGTGCCCAGTTCGTACATGCTTTCTTGATGGGTAGACCGAACGATCACCGGGGCCACAACTGGTCGCGCCAGCTTCAGGTAATCGCGCTGGCCACGCCCAAGTGCCGCGGTTGATGCCTTGCACGACTTGGAACAGAACAACCCCCAGCCGCGCTTCACGTCAGCCGTGCGGGCCATGAACTTGGCGCAGCATGCGCGGTTCTTGCAAACCCGACCGATCATAGTTGCCATTTTGAAGCCCCTGCTACGAGCCCGGCCAGCAGGCAGAAAAGAACGATTGCGCCGGCAACCAGCACCAGGCCACTCAACGCCGCATCCACCCTCGGGTGCCGAGTCGCCCACGACGGCGGAGTCAACCGGCTGGCTGGCGCCTTCTCGCCGCGCTTGAACGTGTAACCCCGGCTTTCCCAATACTTCAGATAAGCCAGTTCCTGCGGGGTATAGCGGCTTGCCTGGATCATTGCTTCGACTCCCTTGCGATGATGGGGCGCTCACGGGACAGCTTGATAAGCGTCCAGTAACCCGCGTGCTGCACCGGGCTCAGGATGTTTTCGATCAAGCCGAATGCCAGCATGCCCTGGGCCATAGCGATGAACACTTCAGCCTGGCTTTCCGTTTTGGCTTTCTCAGCCTCGACCAGCGTGTTCATGAAAAACAACCGGGTTTGTTCGTTCACGGCCAAGCCCTCAACCGAAGAAGTGAACCGCGACGACCGCCGCCGTAACGCCAAGCCCAAAGATCAGGGCGCCGATGAAGGATGCTGCTGGTGGGGTGATCTTCATTTCAAAAGCCCTGATTTTTGAGTTGATTTTATTATTCGGAAGTGCTGCCAAGCCATCCGCCGTCGGCAATCATCTTGCGCAGTCGCGCTTTTTGGGCGTCCCATGCTGCGTCCCATGCTGCGTCCCATGCTGCGGCCCATGCTGCGGCCCCCGCTGCGGCCCGTGCTGCGTCCCATGCTGCGTCCCGTGCTGCGGCCCCTGCTGCGGCCCCTGCTGCGGCCCGTGCTGCGTCATCACACAAACCATTGGCGAACTGCTCGGCAACATCCAGAGCATCAAGACTGCGCTGGTCTGTCATCAGATGCTGGACTTTGCGGGCAGCCCAAACCGCGAACAGACGAAAATCACGGTCATGACCCTTGAATGCCCGAGCACACCACAAAGCATCATCCAGGCCGTTGCTGTCGAGAATGGTCAGCAGCGAAAGAGGCTCGTCGTCAGTCTTGGTTTTGCCGAGCGTGCCCAGCAGTTTTTGCCAGCCATCGGAGCACGGGCTGCATTCGCGTATTTCGTTGAGGGTGGTGGTGAAGGTCATGGTGAATCTCCTGTTTTGGTACTGGCAAAGCCCCAGTTAAGGGGCTTGAGGTGGTCGGGGATGGTTATTTTTGGAGGTCGGACTTTCGAGCCCAGCGGATAAGGTGGCCTTTGCCTGGTAGCGCGCATTGCAGCTTAATCAGCTGGCCATCGACTTCGATGGGGTCAGCGTAAAACGCCATGGTTGCGCCGTTGAAGCCATCAGGCAGTTCGATGATTTTGCGCTCGGTGTTCATCACGTCTTGCTCCGTTGTTCGTTGGTGTGTTGCTGCGATGGACGAACTATAGATTTTAGGCTCGAGCACGTCAACAGGTATTTTCAATTAAATATGATTGACCTGTTCTGCTCCTAAGAGTAACCTTGCTTCAAATCAAGGCCCACCATAAGGAAGCAGAATGAACGTAGGTAAGAGCATCAAGGTTGCACTGGCGCAGAAATGCATGAGCCAGGCAGAACTGGCTAAGCGAATGGGTCTAACCCACACATGGGTAAGCGCTCTGGCAAACAAACCAAAAGCCTCTACCGCGACAATAGAGGCTCTGGCCGCTCAGTTCGACATGAAGGTCAGCGACTTCGTGCGTCTCGGGGAGGACTGAATATGGCTGCCCTCCCGTACATGCAACTGTACGTGGCTGATTACTTGGCAGACACCGCGCACCTGACCACTGAGGAGCATGGGGCGTACCTATTGCTGCTGTTCAGCTACTGGCAGACTGGAAAACCACTGAGAGGAGATCGATTAGCGTCCGTTGCACGACTACCTAACGAACGTTGGGCAAGCGTTGAGCCTACGTTGAAAGAGTTCTTTCACGTCGATGATGGTGTCTGGACTCACTTCCGGGTAGAGGCTGATCTGGAAAAGGTTGATAGCAAATCCAAGAAAAACAGCAATGCAGGTAAGGCTTCCGCAAAAGCTAAAGCCCTTGCAAAACAAGCACTTAAGGACTCTCCGCCAACGAACGTTGTAACGCCTGTTGCAACGAACGTTGAACAAACGCATCAACGAAAGCTCAACCACGCGCGCTCAGGAGATACAGATACAGATACAGATACAGAACAAGATCAAAAACACTTGTCACCCAGCGAGCTGGATTCCGAATTGCCGTTGGCGACCGAGAAACGGACAACTGGGAATATCACTATCAAGCAGCTGATCGCCGAAGGGTGTGATGAGCAGCACGCAAAGGACTGGCTAGCAGTGCGCAAGACCAAGAAGGCACCGCTGACCATGACCGCCTGGAACGGCGTAAAGGCTGAAGCCGAGAAAGCGTCCATGACTCCAGCGCAGGCCGTGGCTATGGCGGCGGCAAACGGCTGGCAAGGATTCAAGGCAGCATGGGCAGCGAACGACATTTCAAAGAAATCGCCAGCACAAGCAAAACATACCGGCTTCGAAACTCGTGATTACCACGAAGGCCTGATTGACCGAGGGGATGGAAGTTATGGATTCTAAGAAGAACGACCTGATTACTAAGGTCGATGCAATGCTGGGGATTATTGGTCGCGGCACCGCTGTGTGCGAAAAGCATGGAGAGCATGTGACCATCATCACCAAGCATACTGAAAAGCCAAGCGGTTGCCCGGAGTGCGCGACAGATCGTCAGAACGTACAAGACAAGATTGAACAGGCCGAGTTGTTTGCCAAAATCAAGTCTGACCGTATTGAGAAAAAACTGGGTAGCGCGCTGATTCCTAAGCGTTTCGCCGGGAAGTCATTCGACGATTACATTGCTTCCACTCCAAAACAGGAAAAGAACCTAAGCGAGTGTCGGGCCTATGCAGACAACTTTGAGGAAAACCACAAGGCCGGCCGATGCCTATTGCTGCTTGGAAAGCCTGGAACTGGTAAAACGCATCTTGCTTCGGCAATTGCATGGCAGGTTATGACTCAGACCTCCCATACGGCCGTATACCGAACGGTTGGAGGAACCCTGCAGCTCATCAAGGGCAGCTACGGGCATGACTCTGAGTACAGCGAGCAGGAAGCATACAAGGCATTCACCAGCCCTTCCCTGATGATCATTGACGAGGTTGGAGCAACAAAGCCGACTGAATTCGAACTTACCACATTGTTCGCGATCATCAACGGCCGGTACGAAGACCAGCTTCCAACCATCGTTATTTCCAACCTGCAGCCTGACGAGCTGGGATCGGTTCTTGGCGAGAGATCGGTTGACCGGCTGCGTGAAGGCGGCGGCATTGCCCTAGTGTTCAACTGGGATAGCGAGCGGAGGAATTTGAAATGAAACCAAGAATCAGGCTGTACCGAAGCGATATGACCTTCATGAAATGGACTTGTAGTTGCGGAACTCGACTATCAGGATTCGGAAGAACCCCGAAAGAGGCTTACACCTGCTGGCTAAATCAGGAAATACCGTTTTGACCAAACGCAACTGGACAATCCACATCGAAGGCCGACCACCATTCCAGATGGTTGTCCTAGATCGAGCACTAACCCAAGCAGAGGCGCTGAGCATGCGGGGATGGTTCGCCAAATCAAGAAGCTGAAAGGAGCCAAGCCATGAACATGCGATCCCACATCCCGCGCCCATCCCCCTGGCTGGCGCAGAAAACAAACTGCGCAGAGTGCGGGCGCAAGCGTAGCTCGGGGAATCACGCGAAGTGCAGCAAGGCGCAGCAGGATCGGTTTGCGGCGGAGAACTCGAAATGAGCCTGCCATCGTTCCCGCTGCGCACGGAGCAGGATCGGTCGCGGGCAATCCAGATCCTGCAAAAAGTCGACCTGACCCAAGGCATCACATGGACGATGCGCGAGGAAGTCCGCAGTGACGCGCAGAACCGCAGGATGTGGGCAATGCTGCGCGACGTGGCCAAACAGGTCGTATGGCACGGAAAGAAACTGTCTGACGAGGACTGGAAGCACGTTTTTAGCGCTTCTGTGGAGCAACAAAGGGCAGTGCCAGGGTTAGACGGTGGATTTGTCGTGCTTGGCGTCTCAACGCGCAAGAAGAGCAAGAAGTGGTTTAACGATATGTTTGAGGTGATGGAGGCTTTCGCGGCCGAGCATCAGGTTAAATTCCAGACGGCGGATCATTGGGGGATTTGAGAATAGCGCTTTACCGATGCGCGAGAATCGGTATACTCAGCGAACGGGTGTAGTAGCCCAGAGTTTATGGATCGAGGGTAGCAAAGGTTTAAGAGTGTGCCGTTCCTGTTGGGTTGAGTTCCCCCTCGATCCAGACCCAACAGGTCTACTACCGGCATACCCTTAAGCCTTTTTTTGTGGGTGATCGAAAATGAGCGAATGGATTAGCGTTGACGAGCAACTGCCTAAACTAGGCGAAATGGTCTTGGCTTCGGTAGCTGTAGGATCGGTAATGGGCCGGAGCAGCATGGTTTTTATTTCGGGAATGATGCCTTCGGCGCATGGAGCAGAAAAAGAATGGCAGATGGAATCAATTCCAAAAATATACACGCCATTGCGAGTTACCCACTGGATGCCGCTCCCATCACCGCCGGAGGATTCAGAATGAAAATCGTAGACCGCAAAACATTCTTGGCCATGCCAGAAGGCTTTGTATTCCAGAAGTTTGAGCCGATGATTTTTGGCGATATCGAAGTTAGAAATGAGGCGATTCAGCCAAGACCAGAATTCCCCGGAGATTACTACTCGACAGAGCTAACAAGTAGAACTGACTGTGATGATGATTCTGTGTTTTCTGCAATCGAAAACGGCACATCGTTCGATATGTCGTTCATTACTCAATGTCGAGATGGATTTTATGACGCGGACGAGCAATTCGCGGTATGGGAGCGCAAGGACGTAGAGGGCTTGATTGCTCGCCTACAGCGCTCGCTTGAAGAAGCATACCCGGAGGATTAGCAATGAACCTCGTAACCAGCAGCGCCATCACGATGAATAGCGCACGATTGCTTTCTTTGGTGAATGAGGCTCGCCTAAGCGCTGGCGAGAAACCGGTTCGCCATAACGATTTTGTGGCCCGCTGCCGTGATGAGTTGGAAGGCGACCACTACGAAAGTTTCGTAGTGCAAAATTTGAACAACACCGAGACTACTCATTTAAATCTGACGGCCGACCAGTGCAAGCTGGTAGCAATGCGCGAGTCGAAGTCTGTACGCCGCCAAGTGCTGGTAGCTCTAAATCAGATGGCGCCAGCCGTACCAAAGAATTTTTCCGAAGCCCTGCGACTCGCCGCAGACCAGCAGGAGCAGATTGAGCAGCAGGCCCAGCAACTGGCCATCGCCGCGCCAAAGGTTGAATTCGTCGACAAGTACGTCGAGGCAACCGGCCTCAAGGGTTTCCGTCAGGTGGCAAAGCTGCTGGCTGCCAAGGAGAACGACTTCCGCGAGTTCTTGTGCGATCACAAGATTATGTATCGGTTGGGCAGTGAGTGGGTACCGTACGCCAACCACATCGACGCCGGGCGCTTTGAGGTGAAGACCGGCGCCAGCGATACCGGCCACGCATTCAATCAAGCCAAGTTCACGCCCAAGGGTGTCACATACGTCGCCGGGCTTTGGAATAAATCAGGGGAATCGAAATGAAACTTGTAGATATTTTGGCTGCTGAGCTAAACCTATGGCCTGACTCGCTCGGTGATGCAGTGGGTCAGGCTTCAGACGGAACTCTTCATAACGAGATTGAGTCTTTAAATGATGAAGTTGTGCGGACTCGCGAAAAGTACACGATGTGCAAGAGCCTTATTAGCGATACCGTCACCCGCGCCGAATGGCAGGCCGCGGTCGATGCGCTGAATGCCTTAGAGTTCCCGCAGGAGTCTGACTGGCCAGAGGGTTCTACGCACTACACTCCTCCGCAAGGAGAGGGATTCAATGGTGTTTTTTACCTAGTCATCAACGGGGTTCCAGAAAAATGCTGGCCTCACCACGGCGGAAAAACCAAACCACATGAATACCAGTATCTTTCGACTCATGCGTGGCGGTCAGATAAAACCATAGAAAGGAAGGTCGCGCCATCTGCGGACTGGGCTAAAGGATCGCTTCCGCCAATTGGATCGGTCGTTGAATGGGATGGATGCATATTCGCCCCTGAAGAGCCGCAAGAAAAAGACCTTCATGTCGGCGATCAAGTAACGATTATCGCCCACCTGAAAGATGGCGATTTTGAGATGGCCGCCTTCACTTTCAACCCAAAGATCCACAACTCGGCCCGAGGACCTATCTGGGTGAATCAAGGGGCATATGGGTGCTTCCGCCCCGTCCGAACCGCCGAGCAGGTAGCTGCTGAAGAGCGGGATAAGGCAGCAGAATCGCTTTACATGGCTGTGATGGATCATAAAACACAGTATTGGCCTACATTGCAGGAGCACAGAAAGGAACACTATCGCGGCCTTGTCGACGCTGGCTGGCAGAAGGTGGCGAAATGAGCATTCCAGTAATCAAGTGGATTCCAGGCGCGCCGAAGCATCTCAAGGTCGGCATGGTGTTGAAGGCTGGCAGGGAAGTTTATCTTGTTGGGTCAACGATAATCGAAGATGAATATCTCTTTGGTAATGGCGATGAAAGATCCCTGCATATGCCAAGCGGATCACCAATCGAAGCCCACGGCCAGCTAGTAGACGCCTACGTCCTAGAATGGCTTGGGAATGACGGGATTGTTAAGGGGGTGTCGAGATGAGTAAGCCAGACTGGAAGTATGCGCCTGAATGGGCTGGAGTGCTTGTTCATCAGCCCTTGGGCATAGGTCACAACTTTTCCTATGCTTGGGCGCATAGCTTCAAAGAAGGGGCTCACGCCAAGAGATGCGATTATCCAGAGTCGCAGCATTTTGGATTGCTTGTAGATTACTGGGGCTTCGTGGAATCACGCCCATGACCGACACACCAAAGGGCCGCCCTTGCGCGGCCTGCGGTTCGCCGATGAGTGATCTGTCCAGTCAATTCATGCGGATATGCTCAAACAACAAGTGCGGGCATTCTGAAAAATGGGATTTGAACGCCGGGCAGGCGCCGTTGCTGGGCGAGTCTCGGGATAGGGGTATGCAGTTATGAACTCTTCAAAAGTATTTAAGGTTATTTCCGGTCTCCTGCTGATTGTCGCGACGACAGCATATAGCCAGACAGCAGGCCAGCTAAATGGTGCTGTGATATTTCTTGTTGCTTGCTCGATATTCCTTTCCGGGTTCTTTGCTGGCGAGGATATTTAATGATCCAGAAGCCGCCGCGTCAAAAGAAATGCAGAAACCCGGCGTGCGGCCAGACCTTCACGCCTCAACGCATGGGTCAGCACGTCTGCTCGCCTGCGTGCGGCCTTGCGATCAAGGATGTTAATCAGGACAAGGCCAAGAAGGCGATTGCTCACACGGAGCGCCTGGCGCATAAAGCGGCGAAGGAGCGAATCAAATCGAAAGGCGATCACGCGAAGGAAACCCAATCAATTTTCAATGAGTGGATCAGGTTGCGCGATAAGGATTTGGAGTGCGTGAGCTGCGACAAGCCTGCGAGCTGGCGGGGTCAATGGCACGCATCTCACTTCCTCAGCGTAGGGTCGTCGCCGGAGAACCGGTTTAATCCATTGAACGCCCATAAATCCTGCTCGGTCTGTAACGCGCATCTCAGCGGGAATATCCACGGATATTTGCCAAAGTTGATTGAGCGTATCGGGCAGGAAGCGGTGGATGTGTTGAAAGGCCCGCAAGAACCCAATCGCTACACGGTCGATGATTTGCAGGCAATCAAGAAACACTACCGGGCGCTTGTCCGGGAGATTAAAAAGCAGATGTGAATCCGCGCCACGTTTTTACTTTTATCGTAAATCGTGGCGAGACTTATTTTGATTGGGCGCTGCGCTTCTTCAGTTCGGAGCGGCAGAACTGAAGGAGTCGGTATTGCTCGGAAAGGCCACGTTCAAGGGCGAGATAAGTTCGCGTAGAAGCGGCGTCAAGTTCGGCGGCTCCGGCATCAGTTCCGCTGGCATCGGCTCCAGCGGAGGGCACACCGGCGGGACACTTTGCCTTGATGTACAGCCGCTCAGAGCCAGCAGTAACGCGGCGCTCAAGATCGTCAATTTCACGATTGGCTTTCTCCTTTTCGGAAAGGTAGGTGGCGCGGATTGATTCTGTCTCGGCGCGGGACCGGATCAGATTGGCATTGATGGCGTCCACGGCTGCGACAGTGGCGTTTGCGGACGCTATGCCAGCATCTTTAACGTCAGACTCCCAGCGCAGCCCTTGTACGTACCACGCACAACCGAACGCCACCAATGCAACGGCGGCGTACCGGATCATACGGACAGCCCGAACTTCCACGAACCCGGCCACTTGCCTGGATGTGGTTTACCGGGCCTCCATGTGCGCGCATACATCGCCCATCCATCAGCCTCATTGGCAGGCAGCTTGCCAGAGTCAGTCCACATCAGCAGGCGGCAGAATGCAGCAGCAAGCACATCATCAGTCTCAAGGGCTTCCCACACGGAACGGCGAACGAACGGAACGCCTCGGGCATGGCATACCGATCGGGCAAGTTCGGCGGTGGACTTATGTTCCATAACGCCTTTTACGCCGCCGCCCTCTTCAAACTGCCAATACCCTCTTGCAGGCCCATTTCCGTACTGGCGACGGACAAGGTATCCCGACTCTTGCTGGCCTATAGCGGCCTGATTTACCCGGGAAAATGAAGAGTCCATCTTGACCGGCAGAAGCTTGTAAGATTCGTTTACAGCGTCTTTTGGATAAGACATTGGCGCAGATCCTCGCGAAGGCTTTTGAGTTGCTTGTTAAGGACGCGCGAATGACGGGCGTCAAGGTTTTTGATTGTCTCGGCATGAAGCTCCGTAATTCGGACAAGATTCTCCTGGAACTTCATGGAGGCCATCGAGTAGCCGAAGCCGACAGCCAGGGCAATGGCAAGGCCTGCGTAGCAAAGGAACAGGCGCTGCTCCTTTGCTCTACTTTCAGGGCTGCACTTATTGGGCGATTGATCGTACATTTTGACCACCTGTCAATTTTCTGAGTTCAGTTTTCAGCTCGCTGTTTTCTTCGCGGAGTCTGGTCAGCTGATCCAGCATGATTGCGTTTTGCGCTTTCATCTCAGACTGATCAAGGATGATTTGGTTCAGCTTTGCCCGGTACTCTTCGATAGCCTGCTCTGCCTTCTCGGCGCGAGCCTGCCATCTATCGCGGTCTTCAGAGAGAATCGTCACTTGAGTGGTCTCAACCTTCTGAGAC